AGGATATCTTCTATTATGGCACGACTAAACTTTATGACAAGATAATGACACAACTCGGAGCATTTGTTTTTATACTTAAACTTACCTCATTGATCTGGGGTATTGCGTGGCTAACTAAATGGGGAAATAAATAATTAATAATATGGTACAAGATAATGAATATAGGGTTCTTAGTGAACAACTCAAGGGATTAACAACTTTAATTAATGCTCAGTTTCAAGAAGTCCATGAGAGGTTAGATAAAATTAATGGTAAAGTAGCCTTACATGATGTTCAAATAACAGAAGCATTGATTGAAAGAGCTAGAAATAGAGAAGAACAAAAGAATATAATCCCTACACATATTTTATCTTGTCCATTAAATGGTAAATTATCTGCATTGGAAGATTCTGTATCAGAATTAGAAGGGTGTGGTAATAAAATTAAAACTATAGAAAAGAGTTTAGAAGATGTTAATTTTTTTCTAAGACATCCTAAATTATTTATAGGAATGCTAGTAGTACTTGTTCTTATCTCTCTGGCAACTTTTCTAGAAAATAGTCCATTAAGAATTTTTACTGATAGAGTAGATAGTGGAACTAAAATTGAAGCAACAAAGTAATTTTTAAATATATATATATAATATGAGATCAAAATTTTTAGCATTAGCCGTACCTGATTTTATCAAGGGGCTTATCATGGCAATTCTTACAGCATTAGTAACTGGTGTATATGAACTTGTTCAATCTGGATGGGTACTTACTTTTGATTGGCTTACATTTAAACCAATTGTAATGGCTGGAGTTGGAGCTGCTTTAGCTTATTTAATTAAGAATTTCTTCACTAATTCAACGGGAGAAATACTTAAAGCAGAACGAAAATAAAGTATTAATGGATGATGGTAGCTCTACGGAGCTACTTTATCATCTTAATTTAATTATTATGGCAAAGAAGATTATAGAGAAGGAGATAGTTAAAGAAAAATTAAATCTCTATGTAAATCAGAGAGATGAAATAGAAGCATTAATTAATAAGTACATTGAATTATACCAAAAATTAAATGGAGCAATTGAAGCAACCGAGGACATACTCAAAGAGATCGAAGAAGAAAAATCCTCCACAACTACAAATAGTCTGGAATGATAAAATTATTATAAAGATAAATATAATCTCTATTATAAAATTTTATACTTGGTTTAAAAATCATTTTAGAAAATGAGAATAATTGATATAGAACAAGCTGCAGATGTAACTGGAGTAAATGAATTACTAGTATGTAATTCCTCTGGGCCAATAGCAGTAAATCTTATAAGATTTGCTCTTGGCACACACTGTAGTTATCATATTAAAAATATAGGAATAGGTGATATAACTGTAACTCCACAATCTGGTGATACAATAGATGGAGCAGGTACTGTAGTATTAGCTCAATATGAATCTATAAATATTGTAGATTATAAAGCTACTATTTGGTTAATAATTTCGCATAGTCATGTATAAGAAAGACGATTTAGATGTTAGTAAAGTCAGAATACTATATGCTGATACTGCACTTAATTTAAATGATTCTATTGTTATATCAAAAGCTGCAACTGATATATCAATTAGAATGTTTAGTGCTACAGGATCTAGAAATACCTATATGATTAAAAATGATAGTGGTTCTATTTTTACTATTTATTTTGATGCAGAAGATGTAATGGATACTGATATAACTTATGTTGATATATTTCCATATGAATCTTATTTACTTATGGATGGTTCTCCTCATAATTGGGTAATGTTAGACTTTCATATTATTTGGTTCTTTGGTGGATTTCCTCCAATTATTAAATATTAATTATAATGAAGACAACTTCCTTAAATGAACTTGTATATGAACTTCTAGAATTAAGGAGATCATATCTTAAAGAAACTGATCCTATACCTAAGAGATTGGTAATTGATTGGATACAATCACAGAGAGCTAGATTATTAGAACAAAAGGGAAAAAAACCTATGGTGGCTATTGATGATCATTTTGTTCAAGATCTTGGAGCTGTTACAATGGAGAAGTATTTATCTAATATTATAGATCCTCAGATTAAGAATTATGATTACATGTATAGAACTTCTATAGATATTCCAAGAACCATAGAGTCTGCTGATGGAGTTGGCATGTTTGCAAGAATAGGGCCAGTAGATAGATTATCAGATCATTACCAATTAACTACTCATAATAAAGCTTTAATGTTAGGATATGGTAAGTTTAATTATAATGCTATATATGCTTTTGTATTAGGTGATAGAGTCTATCTGAATAGTCAAAGTGGATTACACTTTACAATTAAGTATCTAGATATACGTGGAGTATTCCAAGATCCTATTGCAGCAGCATTAATTAAGACACCAACGTGGACATATAATAATGACTATCCTATTAATAAGGAGATGATAGATCAACTTAAAGTTTTAATAATTAAAGAAAAGTTTGGACTTACTTTAGTTCAACCTGATGACAAACGTGATAATAAAGAAGATGATCCAGAAGGAAGTGCTGAATTACAAAAGAGGGCCACGCAAGGTAATAGCTGACTATAAGTTCAACGACATATATAAATTTTATAAGGAAGTCAATGGTAATAAAGCTTTACCAAAATCTGTTGTAAAAGAAATATACAAAAGATTATTCCCTTCTATAATTAAAATGATTGTCTTCGATACATTAGACTTTAGAATGCCGGCCAGATTAGGATATATTAGAGTTAAGAAAAAACTTGTAGAGCCAAAGATAGATGAGAATGGTAATTTAGACACTAGAAGGTTATCAATAGATTGGAAGAAGACTAGGAGATTATGGGATAAATTATTTCCAGGTAAGAATAAAGATGAACTTAAAGCTATAAAAGATAAACCATTAGTAAGGGAACTTAATGAAGATTATAATGGATACAGAGTTGTCTGGTATTGGGATAAGACAACTTGTAATATTAAGAACCAAGATGCCTACTATATTGATGTAACAAGAGATAATGACAGAATATTAAGTAGGGGAGTTAAGATGAATAATTTAAATTTTTACGAATAATATTTATAACTATGTTAAGCGGGCGAGTTGTTTCAGTTGATATGCTAATCGAGATGCTCTATAGAGATTATGGATTTGAGACTGTTAATAAATCAGAAGTAGTAGAATGGATTTGGACTTCTATGAGTATTGTAGGAACTCCATACCCCTATGAAGATAAAACAGAGGAGATTACTATTGTTGATTTCAGAGCAGAACTTCCATTAGATTTATATAGTATGAGTATGCTTAGAGAGAAGACTAGTGGAATTCCTCTTAGAGAAATGACTAATCTATTAAATAAATTTGGAGATACTGCATATGAAGGAGTAACTGAGATAATTGCAGATTATGAACCAGCTTATCCATATGTAAGTGATATGGAAAATGAAGTAGAATATTATAATACTATAATTGGCCCAGATACAAGTTCAGATTATTATACATATAAAACACAAGGAAATTTCATATACTTTGGTATGGAAACTGGTACAGTTGAAATGCAATACAAAGCCATACCAATTGATATAGTTACTGGAATGCCTACTATACCAGATAATGCAAAATATATAAGAGGTATTGTTAGTTTTATAGCAGAGAGGATAGCATTTAGAATGATGCTTAAAGATATGTTATCAGAACGCAAATATGAAATAATAAGACAAGATTATTTCTTTAATATTGGGGCAGCTAAATCTGCTTGCATAATGCCAGATGTAAATAGAATGGAGACTCTTATTAATAGATGGAAGTCAACTTATTTAGGGCCAGAACACTTCGATACATATTACAAACATCTTGGCTCTAGGGAATAGGAGGTAATATGGAAATGCCAAGATTCACTAATAGTTTTAAAGGTGGTATGAATAAAGACATATCACCAAATGAATACCCCAATACTTGTTATTTAGATGCTCAGAATCTAAGAGTCATTGTAGATAATAGTGATGGTCTTGGAACTGCTGCACTATCATCTCCTAAAGGTAATATAGCTAGCTTTACATTACCTGCTACTACTATATATTTAGGATCAACGGTATTAAGAGATAAGTTTATTATTCTTGCTAAAAATACTTCTGTATTAGACTTGGTTCCTGATAAAGTATATGTATTAACTATAGCATCTGTTATAGCAGGAACTAATGTAATAGTTAGTGGAACTCATTTAGTATATGAAGAAGATTTAAATTTTAACATAAATTATCCAATTAGAATTGTTGGTAATTATGAAAATGCAGATGTACAGAAGATTTATTGGGTTGATGGACTTAATCCATTAAGGCATCTTAATATAGTAACTAATTCAACTTATAATGATCTAAGTACTTTAGATCCTGAATTACTTAATATAATTCCAAATCATACTTATGGTACATTTGAATTATCTGAACTTGCCGGTGGTCATTTAAAAGCTGGTAGGATTCAATACTCATATCAATTATATTCTTTGTCAGGAACTGAAACTATGTTTGCTCCTCCAAGTCCATTATATAATCTATCATCTTCTGGGATGAGTGATGGTATAGACTTCGTAGGTAGTGAGATAGAGACTGAAATAAACAAATCAATTAGAGTAACTATTACTTTACCTGCATTAGTAACTGCTACATTTAATAGAATAAGATTAGTTGCATTAGAATATGAAACTTATGGGGATGTACCTACAGTAAGG